CGGAATTAAAGGTTAATCTAATTTCAGTACTTTTTTACGTTGGTATAAACGGATGCTTGCCCGGTCTAGTTAAAATTAATATCTCTAGGATAAAGGCTGACATAAACATGACCTGTTACAGGTGCGGCTGCGGTTATGTTTGCTGCCAAGGTTGCAGGTTGATTTCCGGTTAGCGCATCATCTAACGTCGGATATATTTCCATATGAGTATTGGTTGCTTTGCAAGTAGCATACCATACTGACCCTTGTGAAAAGAATTGAATTCCATCTTCTAATTCTGTGTTACAACTAACTGGAGAACCTCCTACGAGTAATTCTCTAGTACATCGAATAACATATACCATGTTTTCGATACCTGGTAGGTTCGTTGAAGAAACAAAAGCATAAGGTTCACCTTGTTGGAAATTTACAAAGTGATCTTCGAAGAAGTTGACTATCTCATAATCTATATATCTTGGGCCGGGCATATTATCATTCATAGTGCGAGCAGTGAATTCTATATCATAGTGCATTATTATTTGTCCTAGCGTAAGAGATGTATTTTCATTGGTAAAAAGAGATGAGGCTACTATAAAGAATTGTCCTTGATTATTTAAGCGAGGTTCATCATCATTATATATGAAATACCAATTATATGAATCGTTACCTTTGGTTAAAAATGTTCTTCCATAGGTGTAAACATTGAACATATGTGCTCCTTTGTGAGCCATGTCATTTCGTAATCTAGTATCAGGGTCAGTGATAAGAGAAGGATTCTCATTGGGATCTTCTACGATATACATAAGTATAGCTCCGTCTTGTATAGAAGGGACTATAGGAACATATTCAAATACAAGATTTGTATATCGGTATTTTTGATAAAGTTTAGCCAGTTGAGATAGTCTAGTACCTGGCATAAAAGTTGGTGATATGGGTAAATTATATATAACATCACCTGGTTGTGTTGGAGTAGTAAAGTCGGTAGTCTTAACGGAGACAGTTGTAATAAATTCTGAACCAGTTATCCTGACAGTGTCAAAAGATTTGGAGGTTTCAACAGGTTCCAGAAAGGGCATGGGCATATCATATCCCACTCTTCTATTTATCCCTACTACATGTTTGGTCTTGGATTGTTTTAGGGTTTTAGCAAAATTTGTTAGATTCCTAATTTTCATATTAAGGCGCTTATTACCATTTGGATTAACATATCTATTGATTTGTCTATTGTTTTGTCTAGGCCTCTTGTACTCCACTTGTCTCCTAAACCTGTTAGTCCGTCTATTAACTTTTCGAGGAAATTGGGATTTGCCATATTTTCTTCTACGTACCGTGTTGATTCTTTGCGGATTCTGCGTTTCTTTCCTCTTGTTAATTTCATTTTTCTGAAGTTTCTTTGAGCGCGTATCATATGATCTCGGACGTCCTGTTTTGTTCTGGGTCGTTCTTTGAGAATAGCGATACAAGTCTCGTATTGTAATAAATTTGTTGTCATCTGACATCTTTTTCTTCCACCTCTCCCTCCCGAACCTTACTCTAGCATATGTAAATAGTGATTGCCTAGTTGAGTAAGTCGATAGTAACGTGTATCCATTGAGACTTCTGAGTTAACATCTTGTTTTTGAGCCATACCTTGGGATACTATAATAGGTCTAGGTAGGTTCGTTCTTTCTGCGTATCTAACAATGAAATTGGCGAATTCGTCATAATAAGGTGACCAAACCAATAAAGAAAGCATGGTTAAGAAACCTTGCATACGTGTAGCAGGATCATGTTGTTCTGGATTAAAAAGTATAGCGTCTTTAATTTTAGAATAATCAAACAGGTAAACATAAAAAGGATCCTCTTTGAAACATGTGAGGCCTAAAAACGTCAATCCAACCACAGATGAAAAGACTTTCCATTTCTGCGGATTTTTATAATCAATCGCCATACCGAATTGCTCGAATATAGAATGTTTCTGTGCACCATCTGATAAGAAATCGAAAGTATCGTCATGGGACATTCCTGTGTCATCTGAATAAAATTTGGCTCTAAAATGTTCAAACATAGCCTTATAAGATATCGTTTTACCATATTTCTTTCTATAACCACATATGATTTCATAAAAAACAATCAATATATGGCCCACAGTATTATCTACCGTGGTGTTTTCCCCTCCGGACAATTGATTTAAGTTAAAGCGGGCAACAGTGCCATCCGGTAACAAAACTTGAGGGTAGAAATAGTTTTGAGCCATGCTCATATAAACTCGTTCTTCGTCTTCGTCCAAGTCTAAGAATTTCTTTCTAAAATAGAACATAAATTCCTTCAAAGAATAGCCTTTGTCCCACCACGTAACATCATATTCTATAATATGGTGGAAAATGTCTAAGAATTTCATTAATTCATGGTATCCTAGGTGGTGGTAGTTAAAACCGTAAGCAGACAAAGGAACTTTTTTAAAGTGCTCATTGAAGGTTTGAGAAAATATCTTTTCCAAAAGAAGGTAAAATACCGGTCCTGCGACATAAGAACGCATCTTGTTTGCTTTTATTTTATCTTTAGGTAACATCTCTTTTTTCATGTTGAGGAGCCATTTGACAGCAGATAAGGGTTCATTAAGAAACATTGAATATATTTCATCTGGTATCTCACCCTTTTTATCAAAAAACAAATTGGCTGGATAGCCAGGAGCTGATTTCATATTAACAAACAAGTTTTCATATTCCGGTTTATGGATAGGTATATACTGTCTTATAAATTCAAAGAGATATTCTACTGCCAAATTAAAGTCATCGTTATTTGGTATTTTTGGCTCTCGATCGTAGCCAGTTATTGCCAATTTTGTATTTTCGAGAGTCCTGCGAACATAAGCAGATTTGGGTTCATGATTTGTCAGTTCTCGAACTATTGGATCTATAGGGTATGTATCTGGAGTATCATATATTTTATCTAGATATAATTTAGGTACAAAGCCCACTTCTCTCATATACTTAAATTGAGATTCACCGTGGTAAGGTATCATAGGAGGTGCTACCACGTCGAGAAATGAGCTACACTTTAGTTTAAATGAAAGGATTTGTCAAATAAATCTTGTGAAATTGTTTGAGTGAGTATACCATGTGATAGATTTGTTCCTGATTTTACTATAGAACCCTCATGGATAGCAATTATATGTTGGCACTGGAGGTATGGAGCCCCACATGCGCCTGGTTCTGAGGATATCTTAACAACTGCAAAGTCGTCTTCATTTAATACATAATCAGTATCTTCTACATAATCTTTAACAGTGGGGGACCAAAATCTAAAAATTGCTTTTTGATTATAAACTGGAGAGGCAAATTTAGCCGGTCGGACACTCTCAGTAACTATCTGAGGGAACTGCTGCGAAGGGACAAAAATCATCCACTTCTTCCCAATGGTAAAGTTTTTAAAAGGATAAGAAATCTCAAATCCTTTACCAATTCTAAGATTTTCTATCGGTGTACCTTCAATTGCATGTTTATTAAAGTAAAAACCAGTATTGCCATGCATAGTAGCATAAATAACATTTTGTAAAAATTTTCCAGTAGAATCATATAATTTGAAGTATGTCTTATCATTTATAACAAACAAAGGTTGAGATGGTGTTATTGCTTCAGGATTTATAACTTTATATTTCTTTCCTTTTGTCTTTTTACCGTCTCTCTGCTGTTTGTAACATTTATAGCACTGTTGGAAGAATTTCTCCCGACTGTAATTCCAAAGTGTCTTTTGCCCACATGAACATATACCTCTTTGGATAGTAACAGAGTTCATTTTATTTCCTACATTATCTTTATTTCTTTTAACAGTACTATGCTGAGTCATAAGTGTAGAGTATGCGAGTTTAAAGCATGCTAGAGGAGGAAATGAATAACCCATTTTATCTAATTTTATTGAATCTAATAAAGTTAAGTCTTTACAAATCTGTATAGCCTTTTCATAGGTAGGAGCTTCTTTAACACTCTCAAATTTACTATTAAGGGCTTTATAACCAGATTGTTTTCCATATTTATAAAATACGACAGTTTTAATCATACTAGGAACTCCCAATTCGCCGTATTTTGTTTTCATAGCAAAAGGTAATGGGTACTGACCGGAATCTGTTTCTAGCCAGGAATACTCAAAAAAAGTAGGTTGTTCGCAAGTGATCTTTTCCATTTGAGTTTTGAAAGTATCATAATCTATTTGAGCAGAATACTGTAAAACATCAACTTCAGGAGTTGAGTCCCAAATCCAAGCAGTAAATAATCTAGGCTTATTAGATTCAGTAGTCAAAATGTCTCCATTTCTCTTCAATTTCTGAAAATCTATAAAATTATCTTCATCTGGTATTTCTATAGGAGGTTGTGCAACTACATTTTCCACTGGGACTGATTCAAACTCAAGTTCAGTGCTAACAGGATTAAGTGTATAGCCTTTTGGTTTGAAATAGTCAGGTTGATCTTGGGTTGACATAAGGATAGTTTCATCATCATTTTCATAATATAGTCTTTCAACTTGAGATTTCATGGCATCTATTTTTAGAATTTCTCTCTCAACAGCTTCTCTCTTTGAAGAATCTCCATAATAATAGACTTCTGCTACATCATCTCTCATATCATCCAAATCGTCAATAGCTGATTTTAAC